TCAAGTGTCTTACCCGAATATGATGTGTGAAACACAACGCCAACTTGTGCTGCCATCATTGCTTGTGCCAACTTTGATTTTGCTGGTACAGCATACACAATTGTGTTTGGTTGAAAAATAATATACTCTTCACCAGCAATTGTTTCTTTTTCAATGTCACCTTTACTGAACATCATGTCACCTTGCAATACACCTTTGATGTTCAACTTTGGTAGAAATGCCAACGCCAGTTTCAATTTTTTGTTAAGGCCTTCACTTGGATGATTTTCATCGATGTCTTCATCAGTATAATTTAATTTTGCATTTTTTGCAAACACTGATTTAGTGCCAACAAAAAATTTGCCATTCTCTGGATTTGTACCAACAAAGATAGCAGGTGCGCCATCCCACTTTGTAGTTACATTCATCTTTGAACCAGAATGGCCCGCAAGCATATTACGCAGAGAACGAAGAAAATCTATTGCTTCACGTGCGCCCGACACACCACCATTTAATACATTGTCTTCAAGATGCTCAAGATGAACATTCTTGCCTTCTTTGCTTTCTCTTAGATAGTCCATGAATTTCATTTGGTATATATACCTTTACCTACTTCCAAATAAAATTTTGCTTCATTTGCTGGAGGAGGTCTAAGTTTTGTTCTTATCTGAAAAATTGGGGTGTCTGTTTTACTATCAACGAAGACCAAATTATTCCCATTTAATTTAGCCTGCAGTTTTACATTTTTCTTTAATTGAATAAAATAATCTCTCGTAATTTCTTTTACATTTTTTTGTTGAATGTCAACAACATCTGCCAAATCTGAACCAAAGATACTCTTATCTAAGAAATCATAAGCCTTATCGCTGAACGATGTTTTTTTAGACTCAACTATCATGTTTTGTACCAATTCATCATACATCGCTTTGATAAGTTGAAATTTTGATTTTTGTTCTATTGGCCCGTTGAAAGGTTTACTTAAACGAATAAATTTTTCTTTTGCATCCCATTTAATTCCAACGGCATCCGCTATATCTAACATACCCCTATAGGGGGATAAATTAGCTACGGTGACGCTTTCTGATTTAAGTGAAAATGGAAGTGAACCTGAAATTATTTTTTTGTCAGTCCCCTTTTTAGTAGCGTAAACCGACATGACCACATCGCCTTTAACTTCTCCCCCCGATGATTCACCTTCTATTCCATCTGCCACAACTTTGAATGTGACAATTTCACCGACGTTGTTGTCTAAAAAATAATCCACTGCACCTTTTGCTTTCATAGCAAAACTTGCTCTATCAAAAGCAGCAATCAATTGATTGATCTTCGAATCAATTTTTCCTATATCTTTTGATGATTTATACAAAACATCAAACTCTTTGTCAAATGCATCCTGAACGGATTCTGGTTTCAATCTCATTTCCATGAGTACATTAAAAAAGTCTGGTGGATTTTTTCCTTTTTGACGCATATGATTTTCAACCACAGAGTATTTAAATCTACCCGTCGAAAACATTTTCGTGTCAACTTTAGTGCGGATTTTATTGAGTTCTCTTTTATCTACTTTACCATAAGCTAGATATAAACACAAAGCAATTGTAAAAATGCCTTCGATTACATCACCTTCATTTAGTTTAGCCATAAATCCCCCAAGTTATTAGAGTATTTATACTTTGAAACCTCCGAACTTATTTTTCATACCAGACTGTCTTTCACGATCACCGAAACTGTTCAGAGGTTTGTCATCAACCTGACCCGCATCAATTAAATCATCTTGTGCGGCTTGTTCTACATCATACAGTTTCATCTTAGCCCTGTCAATACCCACAACAAAACGTTTGAAATAGTTGGGATCATTGTAACGATTTTTGAGTTGCTTAATTAATATCTGATTCAATTGTTGCAACTCTTCGGTACTTATCAAAGCGAACATAAAGTCTGCTGTAGCGGGCAGACCGAATGACTCAGAGGTGTCTTCTAAGCCGGGATCCGAGCTTGTAAAGCCGCTTCTGGTCGTCTGTGTAGCCGATACTATGGGAACATCGAACTCGACCGCTAGACCCCTCAATTCTTCTGCAATAGCCTTAACATAAGAATAACTATTTACGTTAGCACCGGGCTTGATTCTAGCACTTGCACAAATGTTAAGATAGTCAATGAAGATGATGTCAGGTTTGAAACTTTTCTTTAGTTGCAATTCATTTAACAAAGCACGGAAGTGCAATGCGGATGCTGCTGCTGTTGGATACTCTTTGATGATGAGTTTACCATGTGTGTTGACTTTCAATGCGGAGAACTTACGATCATAGTCTTGCTTTGAAATTGAATTCAAATCTGCAATGTCAATGTTAAGTAGATTAGCATCAATACGTTCGGCAATTCTTTCTTCGGCCATCTCCATTGTGATATACAACACATTCAGACCTTGTGATAAACAAGAACCTGCAACGTGACACATGAACAAAGATTTACCGACACCAGTACCAGCAAGTGCAATGTTCAATGTTTTCTTTGGTAGACCACCTTTGGTAATCTTGTTGAACAAATCAAGGTCGAAAGGTATCTTTGTTTCATGACGATGATAGAACTCAAATCGATTGTCTGAATCATCGATATAATCGTGGCCAACCGATCTGTCAAATGATACACCAAGTGCATCACTCAACAACTTTGGTATCATACCTTTGTCTTCTTTGTTTGCTTTGTCATCAAGAATGCTAACAGACTTCATGATAGCATTGTAGATCGCTTTATCTTGACAAAACTTTTCAGTTTGCTTGATAAGCCAATCTACATCGGTAGGATCATTTTTGTCTGCATTGATTTCACGAATCATTTCAACTGCTTTTCTAACCTGCTCTTCAGTCAGTTTACGTGATTCAGTGAAGTTGATAACAAGTGATTCGTATGTGGGAAGATGCTTGAATTGTTCTAGGTGATCATTGATCTCTGCAAACAGAATTTTTTCTGTTGAGTCTGTGAAGTATTCGGTCTTTAGAAAAGGAATAATCTTTCTTGTATAATCTTCATTAAATATCAAATTCTTCAGAATCGTTGTCTCTAATCTTTTCATTTGCCTCCGCTTGGCTCATTAATATGTCGGTTAAAATGTCACCAATAAAGTTTTGAAATTCTGCATCTTGTATTAAATCTTCTATTGGAATTTTTGACGTTGATATTACTGTGTAAGAAAAAGTCATTCTAGCATGATCTTCTTCTTCAGTCAATCTTGCCTTATTGTAATGATATAAAATTCCAGCAAACTTACCCGTTTTAACACCTACGGCAGTTTTCGATTTATCATCAGAATCTAACAAAACATAATCAACATTATGTTGCGGCTTCATCTTCTTCTTCCAAAACGGCATCTTCTCCAAGAATGCTGCTATAAGTGATCTCATATTTCTTCCTTACGTATTCTTTGAAACTTTCATTTGCAAGAATGTCTTTCCAGAATTCTTCGGTTTGTGTATCTGCAAATCGTTTCTTATCCAACACCTCACCAGTTTCTTGATCTACTTTAGCGTACCAACCATTGCTTGGCTTAGTGACGAAATTACCTTCGAGTGCAATATCCAATAGGCCAGACCACTTGTTAATACCACCGTCAAAGGATACAGTAACAGGTATTTTGGATTTTTCTCTGACATATCTACTTTTTTCTACGTTGATAATGAAGTTATAGCCGACAATTTCTGTACCATCTTTGTCTTGTTGACGACCAAGAATCCAGATTGTGTCTGCTGAGTAATAAGAACCTGTGCCACCACCAACGATATCTTTAGGATACATACCAATCTCTTTGTATGTGTGATTGACAACAATCATTGGAATGTCTTTGATTGTCAAATGTGGTGTGACCATACGAAACAAAGATTTCATCTGTTTTGCTCGGCTCATGTCAGCAACAGATTTACCTTCAATTGAATCTTCAACTTCTTTCTTTGAAGCCAAATTGCCAATCGAATCAAGCACAATAATCACTTTATCATCTTTTTCAATATTTTGCAACTGATTCATGATATCATGTTTCAATTGTTCAACATCGGTAATTGGTGTGTGTAACACTCTTTCAGTATCAATACCGAATGCGTCAAAATAACTTTGTGGTGTGCCGAACTCAGAATCATAAAACAGAACAACAGCGTCTTCATACTTCTTCATGTATGATTTTGCCATGAGTAAAGCAAATGCGGTTTTAAAATGTTTTGATGGACCTGCAAACATGGTAAGTCCTGGTGTCAAACCACCATCAAGATTACCTGACAGTGCCACATTAATAATAGGCACATCAGTTTGAATCATGTCTTTATCCGTAAAGAACTTTGATTTGGAAAGTACCGACGTTTCTTTGATTGTCGATGCTTTCTTTAATTTTTCAAGAACGCTCATTCATATCTCCAATATCTGCTATTTTGTCTTTGGGTATAACCGTGTGTTTATCATCTACAAAAAATGATTCTAAACTACGTGTGGGTGTGTTGTCAAGTTTTTTCTTCTTTACAACCTTTTTGATCGGCTCAATCTCATCCTTATCTTCTCTAATTCTGCGGTATGTTTGATTTGCTGCTATCAATAATAAGACGGCTAAAGGATCAAACACGATGATAATGATGAAGATCACCAATCGAACTGCTTTATCAATCAAATCACGATCTTGTGTGCCATATACTACTTCTGCTACATATTTTATAGGCCCCAAATCCGATTCAGCCTTCTTAACTTCCAAGGATAAAGGGAGCCTCTCTTCCGTGAGTAACTGTACCTCTTTTTGTAACCTCTTAGTCTCAGCAATGATTCTCTCACGGTCTTTCTGTTGGGCTTTACGAATTTGGTTCGCCC